TTGATGTTGGAAATGAAATTAATTCACTACCAGGAACACATACAATTTGTGTATCAAGATATTGCACGTACTTAAATAAATACACACGCTTAATACCACTTATGGTATTGCAAGGATTACTTCTTCCGTTTATCAACGTGCAGCTCATTTACTTTTTTTAAATGTGTTTTTAATATCTCTAAATCTTTATTCTTAACCTCGTTGAAAGGTTTTTTCCTTTTATAATTCGTCATAAGCTGTACCAGCACCAGTTTTACGTGATTTACCATATCCACGCCCAAGATACCAACCACTTACTGTTGTAATGTCATCTTTTGGATCAATGTCATAATTATTTTCTTGTGCGTTATCGTATTCTGGAACATTCTTATCACATAAATAACGTGTTAAACGTTCAATGTAAACATCTGCTTTGCTTTGTGCGTTCTTTGCTACATATTGGATATTTTCCAACGGTGTTGCAGTTGCTTCTTCTGGTGTGTTTGTAAAAACCCCACCGTTCTTTGCAAGTACATTTGCTTCACGTAAATATGCAGCGTAAGTTGAATGCCATAATACTGGTTTAATGTAATCGGTAAACATTTCTAAATAATCACCAGCTAAACTTGAATTTGTAAAATCTGCAACTATTTTATTATACAAAGCTGTTCCAAGTATGTTTTCCAATACCATAATTTGAGCATCAAAAATTAAATGCATAATGTTATCAGAATCAACATTACCACCCATTGATGTGTTGCTTTTTACTTCTTGTGATGTTATTAAATATGTTGCCATTTTAGTTTAATTTCCAATAATTATTACTTGCTGATGCTGATTGTGCAACCTTTGGATCATTCGCTTCATATCTTGCTGCATCACGTTCTGCACCTGGTTCTAATTCCAATATCATTTTTTGTGCTTGATTAACACTTATTTGCTCATTATTCTTTTTTAAGAAAATAACACGTTGCCACCAATGTTTGCAATTTACACCACCTTTATACAAAAATGGATTGTAAGTATTTGAACCACCAGCACCCATCTTTTTGGTAATGTATTGGTCTTTGTTTAAAACCTCTGCTTTAAATATTTTACCACTATTAATTACCTTATTGCAAAAATCTCTTTCACCTTTTGGATTTCCAGCATACTGATAACGTATTTTAAACAATGATGTGTCTTGTTTTGAACGTGAATTATCAATGTTTTTATCACTTCTTGGAACTCTGGCAAATTGAAAAACTGTATTTAATTGCTTTTCATTTAAAGTCATTTCATCGCAACGTCTATCATCAATAATATCCCAATTTTTCAAATCAATATCTTCACCTTGTTCTAAAAATTTATCAATGTGATACGTTACATCATCTGATAATTTTGCATCAATTTGTTCTAACTTACTAATTGCCCAATTAACACCAGCAGAACCACCCCAAGCATCCCACATTAAACCACCACAACCTTCTGTGTATGGTACATCTTTATGTTGTTGATGTCTTTTAAATGATGCCATTCTTGATATAGTATCACGTGATATGTTTTCACCCTTTGCAAGTTGATTTGCACGTTGTTTACCAACGCTTGTACCACAATCACCCCAACCGTTTTTTTCTGCAAAATCCAATGCTCTTTGTGCGTTATTTGATGCAGCTTTTGGATAATCATTGTACGTTTCTGCAAGTGCTAATTCAACATTATCTTCAACAACTTCTTCTTCATCAATTGTGTTATCCGTTACTGTTTCTTCAACAACCGTTTCTTCAACTGAATACGTTTCACGCAATGGTATAAACTCTAAATCGGTTTCCAAATTTGTCAATGCTAAAACACCAGCAAGTTCATCAATAAACATTGATTGCATCGGTGATATTTGTAAATCTTGTAACAATTTACTTTGCACGTTTAATTCATCAGCGTTATTTGCAAAACCACCACCATCATTTATTCCAAACAGATTTGGAAACACACCGTGTGCTGTAATTAATTGCTGTCTTGATTCCTTTGTTAAAAACTCCCATTGGTTATGTGCATCGTTTACTTCTAATGGAACAACTGTTACTTCTGCTTCCTTGCCATCATTAAATGATAAAATAAACTTACCAGCGTTTGAACTACCAGTTAGCTTTTCACGTATCATTCGTTCAATTTCATCCTTTTGTTCTGGTGATAATGCACCACCGTTGTTAAAGTTGATTATGTAACCAAATGATAAACCACTTTTAATGTGATTGATGCAATAGTTGGAAATTTCTTCTTCCATTTCTGCATACTGCAAACCAGATAAATAATTTGGATCACTCCAATATACCTTTCCTGGTCTATAAGGCTGCACCATCTTAATCATTATTGGTGCTGTTAAATCACCTTTAAAAATTGGATATGGTTCTGGTTTAAACTTGTTTGGATTTGTCCAATCATCGCAATAAAAAACGTTGTTTATATCACCATTTTCATCAGCACGTTCCATTCCAAGTTTGTTTATTGGAATATGCAGTATTTTTGCAACGCCACCACCCTTTGCACGTAGTATTTGCATTGCATATTGTCCGAATATTTTAAAATCTGCAATACATTTCTTTTGTTCACGCTTGTTAAATATCTCATTTAACCCATTATAAACAAAGTTTTCACCATTAATTGCAATTCCTTTTCCGTAAATAAGTTCACAATAAGTGTTTATGATTGCCTCATTCGTTGGTGATCCGTTATATCTGTCAATTATGTACTGAAAAAACCAATTTTGTTCACCGTAAAGCACCCATTTTCTTCCTGGATATTCCTTTATTTCTGGTTTAACATAGTTTGATAACTGTATTAAACTAACACCGTGTTTATTATTGCTCATTAATCTTATATTTTTGCGTTTCTTGTGCTGTTGCAAACATCTTTCCACGATAAATTACTGTATCATCACTTGCAGAACGATAAACAACAATATCAAATCCTAAACCTTCTGTTAAATTTGGAATATCAAATTTGTAAATATTATACCCATTTTGACTTAATTGCAGTGCAATAACTGGTGTTGATTTTATTTTATTATCATCATTAGTTATTTCAATTACATTATTTATCGTTTCCTCATAATATCTTGGGATAATATAAATTCTTTGTGTTACGAAATTTGATTCTAAAACTATCATACTATAATAACGTAAAAGTATGATTTTTGTATAAAAAAAAAGACACATAAATTAATATGTGTCTTTTTTTCCTAATTAAAACAATGAAATTACGGATTTATTTGCGTTGCACTTACTATTGCCAAAAATGCTGTTTCCGTTGCACTATCTAATGTTGGTGCAAATTCAGCTTCTGTTGCAATCGCTGTTAAGTTATAACCATTGAAACTTGCTTTTTCACCACCACTGGCTGCTGTTCCACTAATTACCAATCCATCACTTAACCCAATAACTTTATAATTCCCCAATCTATCTTGAACAACTGCACCTGGTCTTGCCTTTGATAATAGATTTATTTCGTTTGCTGTATCTTTATCTTGTTTTTTTAAAGAAAATGTTGCAGTTTGTAACACCGTGTAAGTACCAGTATTTTGGTCTGATGTTCCCACTTCTTCCAAGTTGTTACCATCTGCAAGTAAATCATACTTGTATGCAGTTGTTAAACTTGCATTCATAGCTGTTGCTTCTGAACTTGAAACGGTAAACGCATCTTCTAAAAAATCATAAAAATAAATAGCCTTTAAACCACCAATTGCATCTTTGCACGGTTCGGTTCTTCCACTTGTTAATAAACACGCCATTCTTTATATGTTTTTAAATAAAAAAGGTGGTGATTTTGTAACGCACCACCTTTTTCAATAAGTTAATTATTATTCTTAATTACCAGCGTTTGTGATACCGTAAGTAATTACATCTTCTGGATTTGCTACTTGCGCACCATCAGCCCACTTCATTACAACGTTTACATTGTCCGAACCATCAATCTGTGTTTGGTCTAATGCAAGAACTTGTTGTGCGTTTGCAGCACTACCAATTCCGTAATAAAGGTTGTTAGCGTAAGTTGCAACCATAACATCATCACTCATACCAGCACAATGAATTAATGGAACACCTTGAAAGTTTAATTCAGTTGATCCAACATTGTATCTGTCCAGGTAACCTAAAGCTGCTTGTGCAGAAATGTAATGCTTCATAATGTTTGTTCCAATTCTGATTGCAAAACCATCCGAAGAATATAACGCTGAACTTGCAGCATCCAATACCAATTGTAATTGTGCAACTACATTTGCAGCTGTTACAGTTGTTCCAGCAATTTCATAACCAGTTGGTTGTAACGGTTCGTTTGTAAAGATTGTTTGAATGCCATCAAACTCACCTAATTGCGCACCACCGTAATTTCCTTTCCAGATAGTGTTTTCACGTGATTGTGCTACATTA